ATGACCTGTATTAAACTTACAGACCATGATTGGAAAGCTTGTTCCTCTCTCGTCACCATCGTGACCTCCAAGGAAATCTACTATCCTCACAGGGAGTGAAGCTGTTGTAGCTGTCGTGCTAATGTCGAGACTAACACGAGAGATGCCAAACGTAGCACTTGATGCTGTTTGCTCTAACTCTACGTTAGCCCCTAAATCATCATCATTTACTGTTCCGTCTGCTTGTATAGCAAATAGAATGTTTGGATCATCAGCAACGTAAGCCATACCTTCAGTATGAGCTGCGCCAGACCATTGTTGTGAAAATGTAAGCTGACTGGTGCTTACATCGATGAAACGACATCCAAGAAAAATACCGATTGGCGTAGCTGCGCTTGTGCCTGTATCTTTCTCGATGGTGGTTGTGGAGCCACCGTCAACTAACTTGACGATATCTCCCATACAAATCCTTGTGGAATACGAGGATAGGATTGGGTATTGACGAAAACCACCAGTGTATTCGCCTCCCAAAGTACCTACGGGTCGCAAACCAAAAGGAGCAGATGTGCTAGACATATGTCTACCTCCATTAAGTTGTACGGGTGCTTCGCTCTGGTTTCAGAACTGGCATCCGTGGATCATTGGTTCTCAAGTAAGAATTATCAACACTCTCAATTTGTCGTTGTGACTGCTCTTTATGATATTCCTTACGGGCTTCTACTGTTTCGGTTGCGTTGCTACATAAAAGTAACCCACCAACCTCTATATTTTCAGACCACTTAGAATCGATATCGGGCATAACGTGCAACTCTGGGTGATCTTTAGCCAATACGGGAGTCCAACCTTCACGGAATTTTGAGGATACGTTAGGAGTCATAGGTTGCCCCATAACTGCTGTCGCTATCCAACGAAACTTAACACCTTCTCTTGGAGTCGGTGTAGGAAGAAGAGTAGGTCTTTCCCACGTTTTCTTCTTCATCTCTGTTTCACGAGTTTGCGTGTCTCTTGGTTCTCTATTAGCCATTGGATTGTTCCTTCATTAACTGCGCTGCATATTGCTCATTGCTGAGACCAAGTCGCTTTGCGAGGGCTACTTGGGTTCTTGTTAGACGCACTGTGCGTGATTTTTTTCCGCTTCTTTCAA